TTGTAGTTATGTACCATGTACTTAGAACTTTTGTTGTTTCTATTCTGATGTCACTTCCTGATGCGTCCCAGTCTCCTAAATCATCTACGGTTAAAACTTGCTCTCTTGCGTTCGGGCTTGTTTTTACTCTGAATCTGATTTCTCCTTTTTCTGTGGTTTTAGGGCTTATTATTATTACACTTGTAGAGGTTATTTCTCCTAAAGCGCTCGGTATATTGTCGTTGTCTGGTATGTTTTCGCTGTTTATTGATACATTTAAAACAGGAGACCCCCCAATCATGTAGAAATTTTCTTCCTGTGTGTTTGCGTAGTAGTTTTTGAATATATCAAAATACGTTAGTATAGGTAATGCGTTTTTGCTTACTGTTTTGTCTCCTGATGCCTTTGGACTCGCGTATCCTCTTATCCCTAGATATGCTAGTAGACAACTTGGATTTACTTGTTTCCATTGTTCTTCATCGTTTGACGCGAAGTCCCATAGTTGATTTAGTTTTACTTTTAGTTGAGGTAGTTTTACTTGTTCCATATTCAGCCCGATTTTTGTCCGGTTGTTGTGTAGCCAACTGTTGTATAGCCTTACCGGTCCTGTATATATGTGATGCTCTAGTTTGAATGAGCCGAACAAAGGTCCTGTTGTCGGATGTGTAAGTACGTTTGAGTCAATGTCAATGTCGAACGTGTCTCCTTTTTGAGCTACTAGGCATAGATTTGGAACTAGTGTTCCAGGGCTTTGTGTATTTCTTACGATTGTCGATAGGTCGTGTGTCGACATGTTGTAATCATGTAGACTAACGGACATTTTGTTATTATCTCCTATCGTATTTTTACCTATGTTTTTTTGTATTGCCATGGTTTAGTCCTTCTTTTTAGAATTGTTAGTAAATTTTTTTGTAGAGCGTTTGAGTTTTTTCTCGTATTCGTCTGCTTCTTTGCAAGCATAAATCATTGCTGCAACTAGATTCCAGTCTACGGAGTTGATTCTTTCTTCTGCTGCTTCACGCGTTGGGAATTTTTCTGTTGTTGCCAAATGTTTCCCAAGTACAATCATGTATTCTTTTTCTTCTTGTGATGTTGGTAACACTTTGAATACATCTTTCATGTCATTAAATTCTTTTTCCATTTTTTTAATAGTTTTTAGGATTGATATTGATTTTTACGCTGTCAACGCTTGCTGTTGCCTTCTGTTCCGTCTGCTGCGTTGCATTGTTGTTGTTCTTCGCTATGCTCATACTCATTGTACACGACTGTACACATAAGGTCGTAATTATAGCAATGATTGCTGTAGATATAGCACGAATAATCTCTACCCATTGGTTTCCGGTTATTTTCATGTTTAAAATAATTTAAGTTGTTTATGATTCCATTTTTTTGAATCTTCTTCGTCTTTGTCATAAGTTTTTTCACATATTAACCTCCTTTCTTGTTTTGTGAAGATATATTTTTTTGTAATAACATCTTCATCCAATTCATAACAAATTTTTTTCATTTTTATTGATGTGTTGAAATACACATAGTTTTTTAGCTCTTTAAATGTATCGAAAATATATCCGTCTGCTTCATATTTTCTAATCTTTTTCGGCTTTTTCATTTTCTTTAGGATATAATTTCCACGATTCTACTACACATACTAGTTTGGTTTCTTCCGGGTCGTTTAGCATTTTGGCGAATTTTTCCGCTATTTTATATGTGTTCATACCCGGAATTTCTCTTTCGATGATTTTACCTTCGTTGTTTACATAGATTGCTGTAAATTTTGTTGCTGCCATAATTAAAAATGTTTTTTAGTTACTATTAATTTAATTTGTCTTCTCTTTACTCCTTGACACCTGAAGTAATGTCTAGTTGCGATATATGTTGGTATATTTTTGATAGTTATTGGTCTAAATTCACCCACTTTTGTTCTTGTTATTAACATTTTGCCTCCTTGTTTTTTATTACACTACAAATATATGTGTTTTTTTTGTTTCTGCAAAATTTTCTGATATTTATCTTTTGTTTTTAACTTTAATTAGCAATAGTGTCTTTAAGCCTCCGTGGCGTTTGAACGGTGATGGTGCAATAGAGGGCGCATAGCCCTCCTTAGCGACTAGCACCTTGATATCGACGAAGTCGCACACCACGACCTCCGGTCGGGTGCATGTCGCTCCTTATCCTGGTCTTAAGGTAGCTGTCTCTCGGATTAAGGCATATCTCACCCTCCCGTTATACACCCTTGGCCACCCGGCCTCGAGGTGTTAAATACAAAGTAGTTTGATTAAAACACAGTCGCTCTGCTGGCTTTGCCGTGACGTAGCTTATGTGTAGGAATGGCCGTTATAATATATATTGGCGAATAAATCGATGTCGTTATTGAATTGGTTTTGATTTCTTTCTTCTTCTCTCTTTTCCTTCTCGGCGACCATAGTCGCTTTAGATTCTTCCCATTGTCTTTGTTTTCTTAGTCTGTTAAGATATTTCCTCTTATCCCAATCTTCCGGATTGTCGTGGTATAATCTTTCACAACGTTCTCTTTCACTTATGAGTACGCCCATATATCTTGATTCTTCGGTCTTTAGGTCTATTTTTATTCCTAGTACGTATACAATTCCTTTTTCGATTTTGTCCAGGAATAGTTTTTCACGTTCTTCTTCTGTAAATAGTTTGTTTCTGTAATAAATTGGTAGGTTGAGTTTTCCACCGTTTCTCATCCGGTATGATTCGTTTGTTTTACCTGGTATATATACATGCCTTTTGGCATCCTCTCGCTTGAGGTATCCTGCCCCTATTCCTGCCGAACAAAGCACTTTTCCTCTGAATTTTGGGTGCTTTTCGTCAATTTTTAGCATGTATTTTGTAATATAGTTGATTGTTTTTTCGTTTACGTAATATCCGGTGAATGTGATTCCGTATTTCCAGTTGTCTGTTATTTTTTTGTCGTTGCCTAGACCCCATACTATTCCGTGAAGATGTAACCTTTCTGTTTTTTCGTGTCCGAGCTCTGTAATAAACCAGTGTTTTACGGATTTTCCGGTTAATTTTCGTACTCTTTCTAGACACAGCCTTATAGCTTTTGTTGCGATGTCATTATTGTCTTTTAACTTGTATTTTTTGCTTATTTGCTTGTATGATTTATCATCGATTGTTAGTGTTAGAAAGTAGGCGTTTGGTGTTTGTCTGTTTTCTTCTGACATTCTTACTACCCATTGCCTTTGTTTTTGTTTTCTACATTCGTAACAGTCTCCGCATGCTGCTGTTACATAGCGTAGTCTTTCATCAGGACATACAGGCGGTATTCCGCCATTTTTTTTCGTTGGCAGGTACCGCTTGTTTAGTATGAGTTTAGGATATAGACACATATTATTAAATACCTGTTTTACCCACTTTTGCACCCATGGCTGCTCCCGCTCCCTTGGATGCTATTTCTAACATTCCTAGTATAATGTCTTTGATGAGTTTTTGTTCCTCGATATCTAGACCTTTTTTACCTAGTTCGTATCTGTTTATCACATCTTGCGTGTAGCTTTCCATCTGTTCTCTTTGAACGATTAGAGCCTTTCCTTCTTTAACAAGCTTTTCCCATCCTTGCGATATTTCTGCTGGAATTGCTTTTGCTTGTTCTTCGTTAACTTTCTTTTGGCTTCCTTTGAATAATATTTCGGCCATTAGATTTTGAAGTGTTAGCGCACTTTCTTTAACTTTGTTGTCAATTGTTCTTTTTTTAAGGTCGTTATCAAGTTCCATTCCGTCAATTTCTACTGTTAGTTTATCAATTCCCTTTTTTAGGCTTTTGACGTTCCAACGTGTTTCTTCAGCTTTTTCTTTTGTCCAATCGGCCGTATTTCTTTTTAGTTCTTCCTCGGCGTCTGCTACTCTGATTTGTCCTAATATGAGCCCTCGTTTTATTTTTTCGTTTGAGGTCTGTGCTATCAGGTTGTCAATCGTAGCTTTTTGTACTTCTGTATCTACACCTTTGATTTTATTTGCCTCGGCTTCGTTTTTGCTGGCTTGGCTTTCGTTAAGTTTGATTTGACTTAGTGCGTTTGCCATTTCTATTCCGATTTCCTGTGCTCTTAGACCCATTCCTACGGATTGGTCTTGAGGTAGTCCTACTCCGTTTGCTGCTCCTGCTCCTTGTGTTGAGCCTCCTTGTCCTCCCATTCCATAAATCAGCCCTGGACTTAGTCCTGCTTCTTTTATGTGTTTCATTTGGTTTTCAAAGTTGGTGTAATTCCACATTTCTTTTGCCTGAGCTGTATTGAACTTGGCATTTTTTTGATTTAATTCAGCTTGTATTTCCATTAGTTGGTGTTGTCTTTGCCAACTTTGGTTACTTGCACTATTTGCACCGAGTGCTCCCATTAGAGCTCCTCCTATTCCCATTATATTTCCTATCATAAATATTTACATTTTCGCGCTTTGATGTTTCAAAGCGATATTCATATTACTTGATATTAAATTGTAGGTGCGTACTTCCGTGTATTGTCCGGTAATTAAACCGGACAATACTCCGGAGTGCTTGTTACCTACAAGGCTTTGAAAATACCTTTTCAAACAGTTTAGTTTTCACTTGGTGACCCTCCGTCTGTTTTATTAGGTACATTTCCGAAATCTTCCGGCTTAGGTGCTATTTCCTTTTTTGCTGAATTTCTTGTTATTTTATCGTATGCGTCCATTGCAATATCGAATCTGTCTGTACGGATATTGTATGCTGGTAGTATTCCATCTTCTTTTGTTGTATAGATTATTGGTGCGGTGTCTGTGATTGGTTCACCGTTTTCCAGCACTCTTGCGCATTTTGTTTCAATACTTTCACCTTCATATATTTCTACGGAGTCTAATCTTCCGTTGTTTTTTGTTGGTTTTGAATATTTCATAATGTTGTAATTTTTATAGGTTGGGAATTTGTTTTGCACTGATTAGACGTCTTACTTTGATGTCAAACTTTGTTTGTACCCAAAAGTTCATGGCATCTAGATTTGTATCAGCAAATATATAATTGAATTTTACCGGGTCGATGTAGGTTGTTAAGTCCTCTATCTGTCCATTTGTTCCCATTGAATAGTTACGGTTGAGTACCATAAAGCTTTCCGGCATTCCCGGTGCGAAGTTTCCGAACGTTCTGTTTACATTTGTCATGTAGTTTATCCATGCAACCGTTTTTCCGGCTGCTGTTTTACTTAATTGGTTGTTTTCAGATATATAGTCTGTCCACCATGCTCTCTCTCCGTTTAACGAGTCTTGGTATCCGATTCCGTCGAGTGCT